CCATAAGAGATCGTATCAATGCTGTAAATTCAAGATTAAAGTCTGCTGATGGTAAAAGATATATTTTTGTATCGCCATCTTGCAAAATTATGATAAAAGGATTACAAAGGCAAATATACAAAGAAAATACAAATATTCCTGATAAGGAAGAAGGCTTTGATCATATGAACGATAGTATCGGATATTTAACAGAAATAGTAAAACCTTTAATTGCACAAACAACACCTTACAAACCAAATAGATGGACACATAAATAATGGCTTACGGAAAAGATGATATTTTAGATACGCACAAAGATTATAAAGAAACTATAAATTTGTGGGAATTTTACATTAGATCGTTCAATGGAGGATACGACTACATGATTGGTCAATATTTAAACAGATACAATTTAGAATTAGATAACGAATTTAACCAAAGACTTGCAAATACACCATGTGATAATCATTGTAAAAATATAGTACAAATTTATTCTTCATTTTTATTTAGAGTAAAACCAAGCAGAGATTTTGGTGCAATGGCAGATGAACCTAGTTTAGA